ATAAATGAGAAACCATCTACAGTAATAACAGCAGAGACTGATATAGCTGCACTACCTGTGCGTTCTCTAATAGCACTTGCTGATACTGTACCTGTGCAGTTTACTACTGCATTACCAAATTGTAATCTAACTCCGTTAGCAGTAACTGTTGCATTTCCTGTAACAGCACCACTAAATGATAATATTCTGTAACCTAATGCTGTGACTGTAGCTGTTGCATTTACACTAGCTGAAGCTAGTAGTGTTTGTCCGCCTGCTAACGAGCTAAAAGGAGCTTGGGAAAAGCTAGCTATGCCAAACATTTATTGCTCCTTATTCGTCTGCTGGTAAGGGTGTATTTCCCTCGTCTAACCATTTAAGGTAGGCTTGGTAGTCTGTGTTATCAGGTGCAAATGGGATAAACCAAATCTGTCCATTGTCATCTATTTTCATTACAGAACTAACTGTTTTAGTGTTTTTACTTATTTGTAATTTATACATATTAAAGTTCCGCAATTAATAGTAAATAAGCATTTGCATCATTATTTGCTTGAAATTCATAAGGTCTAAATTGAGTTAAACCTGTTGCAGAAAAAGAAAGTTCTATAGTGTTAAGGGTCATAACAGTTGCATCTGGAGTTGATACTGAAGCAGAAATACCTGTATTAGTATCTGAAAGACGAAAACTTCCAGAACTTGTTAAAGTTGGTTTTGCTCTCATTGTTACTGGCATATTTAATACTCCATAAGCCGCAGTAGTTTGACCAGCAAAACCATTAGCAAATACTTGAAATGTGCTTAATGCTCCAATTTTATATGTATACCTCTGACAATTAGCCAATTCCTGATTATAAAGTCTGCGTTCAAACGGTGTTGCTGTTGAGCCTATTTCTAGTTGGACACCTGTGACTTGCCAAGTTGCACTTGCTGTTCCCATTAAATTTGTAGAGCCTGTAGGTGCTAATAAATTTGCTCCAGCCCATGTATTTACTGTACCAGATAATGAACTTCCTGCCGCTAATGCAAATGTTAATCTTAACCCAATACCGTTAGTAGCACCAATCCAAGTACCTGTAGTGTCACCTGCAATTGTGATGGTTTCTTTTTCCCAAGTGTTTGCAGCATTAATTGTATAGCTAAATGGATATGACCTATTAGCTGCTGAATTTCTTATAGAACCACCAAATGTTCCAGTTAAAGAACTTTTAACCCAAAACGAAATAGTAATTGTAGATGCTGATGCAGTGCCAAAAGATAAATCTGCTGTATTAAATCCTTCTATATTTTGGTCTACTTCAAAATATTGTGATGCACCTATACTTGTATCTGTAGATGTTACTGTAACTTTTAAACTATTTGTAAAGCCTGTAGGACCATCAGAAACTTGTTGTACTGTAGCTGCTCCATCTGTAGCTTCTTCTAAATACCATCTATCTAAAGCATATGCACCTGTTGTAGAAGCAGTAACACTAGCCCCAGCATTTCTCTGGTCCACAACCATTGCACCATTTATAATACGGTTACGCAATACTAAAGGAGAGGCTGCTGCTGTTTGTAAACTACCATCAGGAAACGTAATGCCAGACGTTCCACTTATCGATACAGTCATACAGAAAACTCCCATTTATAATTTTTACAAAATTTATTCATCTCACACCATTCTTTAATACTATGTCTATCTGACTTTATAAACTTACCTGCTTCAGTTAGTGAAACAAATGTTAATTTATTACCGTCTTTATCAGTTGCTATTACGCCTTTAGATGGCTTACCACCACCTTTAGGTCTTTTTCTTCCGTATAATGGACTGTCCTTACCTTTAGGTTTTGGTACACCTCGCATTGGACTTGGTTTACCATACATTGGATTATCAGCACCACGTTTATATTTACCATAAGGTCGTTTAGAGCCTTTATCTGGATGAGGTTTACCCCACATTGGATGTTTGTCACCAGAGCCTACACCAGCACCACCAGCGTTTATATTAGCTAGTTTAATGCCTAATTTTTTTAACTGGTCTATTCTTTCTTCTTCACACAAGTAAGCTAATTCTTCATCTACATCTTTGACTACAAATCTGACTGTATATCCTGTCTTATTTACTATGTTTTTCCAATATTCGTTTCTATTGTTTACTCTGTAGGCACGTTCTTTTTTACCCTTACCTACATAAAATATGGCATTGGTATCATTACGGATGTGTTCATATACATAAAACATAGTTATATTATACTATGCTAACAGGCATTATACTGCTCCTTTAGGATACTTTGTTTTTACAGGGTCAATCATGTCTGTTTTCCATGCGTCTATACCGTTATGGTAAATGTAGTCTAGTTGGTCTGTGATAGCTGGGTATTCTTTAGCTCTATCACGTTTGTATTGTGTTGCAGTATATTCTGCTTCAAGTCTAGCAATCTCTGTATTTACTTCTTCTAGTGTAGGTGGTTGTGTATTTGCATCTTGCCAAATAAGTGTATCGTATGTATCACCCATTAAACTAAAAGATGATGCAGGTCTTAAATTACATATGGCTTTATTTATCATCCTTTTACCTCTATAGCTATAAGTGAAGATGCCCCTCTAGGAAAATAAGCATTGTCACTTTCATTTGGATTAAAATTAATGTAAGCACTACCAGATAAGTAATTTGGAGCTCCTTGAACTTTATAAGTAATAGCACTTGTAGTAGAAGGACTATCTAAATACATCATTGTTACTGGAGCACCATTTGCTGAACCTGCTGCATTTCCAGAAGTATAAAATCCTCCAACTCTTGTTTTGTTACCTGCTGCATCACCTAAAAAAGTTGAAGTATTTCCACCTGTAAATTTAAAATATATTATTCTATCATCACCGCACATAGATGTTAAATGAGAAATTAATAATATTTTGTTAGATGATGATGACGGTGTAATTGTTACAGATAAACTTGTAATATCACTAAAGTTTGCGTTTACTCCACCTGTAGCTAATGTTTGTGTTCCTGTAAATATAGCTTGTACTGCTTGTAATGTAGTACCTGCAGGAAAGTTAATATTAGTTCCGCTTGTCAACACAGTCCCACTTGTAGTAGGCAATGTTAGCGTAGTTGTGCCTGATACTGCTGGAGAGGACAATGTAACGCTACCAGATGTAGAACCGTTAAGTATAAGGTTAGCCATTATTTAACCTCCAATGTTTCTACTCTTGCTTTTAGGTCGTTGATGATGGTTTGTTGTTCTTGTATTGCTTTAATAAGCATAGGAACAAATACAGAGTATTTAACAGATTTAGTTGTTGTGCCTAAATCTTTACCTTCTTTATCTAAATCAGGAGACTCATCAATCATTGAAGGAAATACTGCTTCAAGCTCTTGTGCAACAACACCAATTTGTTTTGTTGTTTCGCCAATAAGATTGTAATTGCGTACTTTTACATCCATTAACTTATCAAGTTTAGGTGTTGCATCAATAATATTTTCTTTTAACTTAACATCAGAAATAGAACCATAGCTATTATTTGAATTAACCACATTACCATTAGAGTAAACTCTAAACCTATAAGATGCACTATCACCAAACTGTATAGCATATTGTGTGGTGTTATTAGGAGCAGCTCCACTAAAAGTAATACCTAAACCTGATGGAGTAGCATTGCTATTAGTTATTGAAAACACATTATCGTTATTTACAGTACCAGTTGTAAGAATTCTACCACTAGAGTCTATACGCATACGTTCTGTAGTTACAGATTGGTCATAAAATCTTAATGCTCCATTTAAACCAGAAGCTGTATTGCCTGTTTGTATAAACCATTGAGAAGCACCAGTACCACTTGTTCTAATATCTAATCTAGCTGCACTTGAAGATGAACTTAAATCATATACACCTACTTGAGTATCCCCATTAGTATTTGATACTTGAAATTTATAAGTAGGGCTCGTAGTACCAATCCCTACATTCTGTGATGTATCTATAGTAACTGCTGTGGTAGTACCGTTAGTTTGTAATTGTAGGCTTCCGCTATTATCTGGAGCTATTTGTAATCCACTTGATGTTGTTGCACGAATTATACTTGGCATTATACTATCACCCATCTTGACGTATTAGGTACTGTAACCGTTACGCCATTAGAAATTGTTATGTCACCTGCTTCTACAGAATTATATCCTGTAGGGAATGTGTAAGATGTACCTATAGTTCCGTTATTAACATTTAATCCGTTAGATGCAGCAAACTGTGGTGCATAAGCATCACCACTAGCATCTTGGTAAACAGCTTCTTCAGCAGGATAAGTAACAAATACATTCTTTGTGCCTGCACTAAAGTTTACTGCTGTGCCACCATTACTAGACTCTAGTATTGTATTACGAGCTAAAGTAGTACCTGAAGATGTGTAAGTGCCTAGACCTACTTCCCATTCTGCACCACCTACGATAGCGTAGTAAGTAGTATTACCGTTGCCGATAACAGAGAATGACTGGAAGCCAGATACTGCACCAGCAAGCGTAAACGTGCCTGTGCCTGTGGTAGTAGAAGTCTCTTGGACTCTATCCTTTACGACTAAAGGCATGAGTTATCCTTAGGCTAAAGTAACTGAAAGGTTACCTGTTGAAATCTTAAAGATGTCACCAGTATCAATTGTTTTTGCTGTATCTAAAGGTGAATGATATAAAAGATTACCTGAAGATGCTGCATCATTAATACCAATCCAACCTACTGTTCCCCATGAAGCTGTTGCTGTTGGGAATGTAACGTCAGCAGAGTTTGTAGTAACACCGTTAGATGGTGCGCCAAATGTAACTGCTGTTCTAGCATATGAACCACCGGATACTTCTGTACCACTACCTGCGTCTGTAGGGTCTGAAGTCCATAGTGATACATATACTGTTGCTACTGATGTATATGTTGTGTTGCGTAGAGTTGCATTGATTAATGCGTTCTCTAAAAAATTACTCATTTCTGCCATGATTTTTCCTTTATCTTGGTGTTACGTTTAATGTGGTGTATGCGTATGTTTGACCTAAATCGCTTTTCTTAATATTAGCAATAGCTCTGTCGTATAATGCTGACCATGTTGCTACTCTAGGGTCATTCATTAAATACGGTTCTGCTTCTGCTAATGTTGCATAAAGTAAAGCGTCTGGATAATATGCTAAAAACAAGTTACTAGCTGTCGTAGTAGAGATAAATGTAGGTTGAGCATAATATAAAATTTGAATAGTGTAATCAGAGTTTTGACTAGGTGCAAACTGAAACTCTGTGCCTAACATTGTAAAGTAATGTGAACGACCTGATAATGATGTTTGACCATTACGGAAGAACAAGTCAGGTGATTGAAACTCTAAGATAATAGGTGGGTTACCCTGAAAGTGCATCTCTCTTAACTCTAAGAAGTCACTAGGAAACGCTACTTTGTTATCAGAAGGTGTAGTAGTTGCAACCTTTAACATAGCTTCTGTTCGTAAGTCACGACTCATTCTTAACTGTGCCATCTGAATGAAATCAGGGATAACACTTGTTAAGTCTGTACGTGCAAGATAGCTTTCTACCGTTGATACAAAGGTAGTATAGTTTGTAAATGCCATTCGTAATCCTTATTGTTTTTTAACTAATACGATACAACCATTATCTATCTTTACTTGTTTAACTATAGTAAAGCGAGTGCTGAGATGTTTATTCCACCACTCTAAAGGTTGTTGTATAAGATGTGCGTTTCTACCGTCTGGTAATATTTTCATTGCAGGACCAGTATGTATTGTAAATAGTCCGTATTTATCTACTACTCTTTTTAAATCATCTAGCACGTTATCTAGTAATTCAGGTTCTATGTGTTCAAGAACGTCTATACATGTTACAAATTCGTTTGGTTCTGGTGTTTGACTCCATAGTGGGTTACTAGGTTCATACGGAGTGTAGATTACTTCTGATTTAATACTTTCTTTTAGTCTGCATTTACCTGCACCGTAGTCTAATAGACTTGTAATACCAAAACTTTGTATAACATCATCAACAATTGGTGCAAAATACGTACTTGCTATCCCATAGTCAGGGTTCTCATGCAGTTTAGACTGCATTTCTTTGTATTCGTCAGATATTAAGTTGCTCAATGACTTCTTTCCATGTTCTATCATCTTGGTAAATAAGTCTCATGTGTCTATACCAAGGCATACTTGGTTGACCGTATCTCCATTGGTGATATTTAGGTACTAAGCACCATGTTTTAACGCCCATAGCAGCACTACAATGCAATGCTGTAGTATTTACCCCTAAAACCATATCGCAAGCTCCTATGAGAGCTGCTGTATCATCATAATCTTTTGCGTCAGATGCTAATTCTAAGTACTTAACACCTTCAATTTTGCTTTCTACGCTATAGTCTAAGCTAACTAACTGTATATCTTTGCGTTTAAGTAGTGGCTGTAAGTCTTCTTCTGTAAGTTGTCTACCTTTAGAGTTTGTTCTAAACGTACCGCCTTTAGTAGTGATACCTATGACTGTTTTACCCCATGGTTTAAACATGGCTTTCCACATCTCAACCTTATCTTTATCAGGTACTAGAAAAGGAGTCCCAGGAAAAGATTTACTCGTTGGTCTGAAAAACTGGGGTAAGCCACCAATAGCACATCTTGCATCAATTGTAATGTCATTTATCCACTCCGCTTCTTTTGCTTTACGTGTTCCATGAACGATTGCTTTAGGAAAGCTACGTTTAAATAATGTTTCTAATCTTTCATCACAGTCTATGTAGACTTGCTTACTAATGTCTATAGCGTCTGGTATACATGATGCGTAAAATATCTCATCACCTAAACCTTGTTCACCATATATAACTAATGTCTTGTCCGGTGAACCGTCCCATCTTACTTCGTCACCATAAGATAATTCTTTACGGAACTTACCACCTAATGACTTGTTCCATTCTTCCCAACCTTTAACCCATTCACCTTTGGCTAGGTAACTATGAGCTAGGTTTAATTGTGCGTGTAGCTCGTCAGGATTGCACTCTAGAGCCATCTTTGCTGACTTCTCTGCATCATCCCATTTAGACATCTGAACAAGTGAAGCTGAAGCGTTAGCATAAGCTAGTGCATAGCTAGGGTCTAATTCTGCTGACTTTAAGAAGTATTTAATTGCATCATCAAACATATCCATCTCATGACATGCACGACCTAGAGATGTCCATAATGCTTTATTGCTAGGTTGTTCTTGTAATGACCTACGGAATAATTGGTATGCAAATGCAGGCTTATCAGCCATTAACCAAATGTATCCTAGAAAATGTAATGTAGCTGCATCATTAGGATATACCATTAACACTTCGTTAATAATAGGTAATGCAACATCATACTGTTCCTTTTGTATGAGGTCGTGTATTGCTAACTGTACGTTCTTTAATTCGTTTCTGTCCATCTAGTCCTAAAGTGCCACCATTGTTTTCGTAGCTTGCTTATTTTATCGTAAACTCTTTTATTCTTGTCAGACGTTCTATTCTTAACAACACGCTTTCGTGTACTAAATAAACCTTTAACGTTATAGACTATCATCTTGTATTGTCTTTATAGCTTGTTGCCATGTTCCATTACTATAAGCCCATCTTGCTAATTCTCTAGGCTCTAATGTATAACCATAGTCATCAAACCATTTGTCTATAAAAGACCAGTCTTGTTTAATATCATCCACGTTTAGTAGTCAGTTTAAGGTATGGATAGTTTTCGTTTATTTCTTTCATTAACTCTTTTGTTTGGTTAGGGTTATACATGTCTATACCCTTTTGCTTTAACTGCATTTCCACTACTGGTGGAATACTAGCAAAGTGCGCCCATTCTTCTTTAACACCATTATTCCAAATTTCAGGGTTATCTCTGGACTGTTTAATCTTG